TAACCTTTTTTTAATTTATGCCCCGTTATATCTTTTTTAAGGGGTATTCGTCCCCGTTCAAATTCTGTTTTAAGAATTGATTTATTTTCGAATGTTATTTGACTTATATCAATAGGAATAATCATTTTCAAAAGAGGTGTTAAAATGAAAAAATCAAGACAAACAAACGTCGTTGAACCGATACGGGACAAAAACGACATTCAAAGGATTGTTGAATATTTCAACAACAATGACAAGCGCAAATATGCCGTTCTTTTTTCGCTTGGCGTCAATTCGGGTTTGCGCGTTTCGGATTTACTCGGATTCAAGGTCAAAGACGTATTGAATCAATCGTCAATCAAATTGCGCGAACAAAAGACGGGGAAATATAAACTTTTCCCGCTTAAAGAAGAATTGCAAAAAATATTGAACGATTTTTGCAAGAACCGAAACCCGAATGAATGGTTATTCGTCGGACGGCATAATTTGAAACTTGACCGAATTATCGTATATAAAACGATTGTTCATGCCTGTAATGAATTGAACATTGACGCAAACGTCGGAACGCATACAATGCGAAAAACATTCGGTTATCATCATTACAAACAATTCCACGACATCGCGTTATTACAAACGATTTTCAATCATTATTCGCCCGTCGTAACAAAACGATATATCGGAATCACGCAAGACGAAGTAAACGAATCATATTTGAATTTGAATCTTAACCCGCCAAAAGACAACGTAATTGACGCAAAAATGACGTCGCGTATTCGCGCCCGTCGGGTTGAATCTTACATCAACAATTATTTGAAAAACGGCGGGAAAAGACACAAAGATTTCGCGCTTGATATTCTCGACTTAATAAATTAAGCAAAATTTATGTTTAATTCGTTGCTGACTTCGTCGAATGCGCTTTGTGCGCTTTCAACAAAATTGTTGACCCATGTTTTTGAAATAAGGTTTTGAACGGTTGCATTTTCAAGCGTTGCCAAATATTGACCCTCGACCGCGAACGAACTGTCAATCATATGACGCCCGAATGACGCAATTGTGAATAATTGCGCTTTGTTTACTGTTTGCATAACGGGGACGCCGTCTTTTGTATAGAATTTCCATGAAGACGTGTCGGTGTCTTGCATAAGTGCCAACGTTGCGACGGTGTTTGTTACTGCGGTTTGATTTGTTTCAAACACAAACGCGTCGTTGATTATGACCCCGCCGTATGCTTTTTCGGCTTTCATATTGTACAAAGTTTGTACTAATTCGGCGCGCTTTTCGTTCGCTTTCATTTTGTTATATTCACTTGTCGGACGTTTGACAAAGTCGTTGTTTTCGTCCAAATAATATTCGTCTTGGTTAGCGTTGAAGACTTCGCCGTCATAATATACGATGTTTCCGCCTGACAATAATTCTTGATGTTTTTCGATTGAAACTTCGACTTTGACAAGCGCGGAATCAAGTCGCGCGTCGGACGGGGACAAGAAACCCCAACAAACCGAATTGTCGGCGTTTTGTATTTTGCAAAAATACATTGATTCGGGCGACTTAATCGCGGACATATTGTTCAAGCCGTTAATTACTGAAATAATGTTTTCTACACTCATGAAAATTTTTCCTTTCAAATTTTATTAACTTAATTAGTAATTTAATCATAAATTGGGGACGGTCAACCGTTCCGCAAGAAAACGCGGGGGTTTGCAATTTTGCAACGAGTTTTTCAAACACCATATATTCAATTGTTGCCCTTGCCGAACTTGACGACAACAACATGCAAGATACGATTAAAGGGTTTTTATGGGCGCATAAAACAACAAGTTTTTGTCTTTTAAGGACAACAAAAACCGACGCCCCGACGTCTTATTATATTGCGATTGGATATTAACCGAATTAGTATTTTGTTGTTTCAATGGGGGATTCAAGCAAATACACAATATGGGACGTTTGACAAATATTTCCCGACAAATTTTTCAAACACAAATTATATTGTTATGGTTACGGATTGGGCGTCGCCGAACAATTCGCCGTTTGCAAAGTCAATCGCGGTTGATTATAATAATTTGACAACGTCAAGGTTTGTTGCACATTTTCAAGACCACTTCCCGCGTGGTTTTGGTTATATTGCCGTCGGGTCTTAACAACCGATTGCAAGCCAACGGCAACCGATATTTTGCGCATATGGTGAAAATAATTTGAAAAACGAAACGGAAGAATGTCCGCATGCATAAACAACCCTTGCACTTCCGACATCTGTCGCCATAACGGTATAATAACCACTAAAAACCGTCGGGAAATTTATATTTTGTTCCGTTTTATTGCTGAATGACATTCCGCCCCATTGCAAAATTACTTTACTAATATTGTTAATTACCGATTGCAATATAATAAGTTTTTTGGTTTGGGTTTACAAGGTCAAAATAAAATTCACTATTGTTTACTCTGTTTATTAAAGCACAATCAACGTGCATTGAATTAAAACCGACGGTATTTGTGCTATTTGAATAAGCATTTAGAAAAGGTTTTTTTGTTGATATTGCATAAACATTATTAAAATTTATTGAAAATTGCGCTTTTACATTATAAGTTTGATTTGTAGTAATAAGTATTTGCCCCCATTGTATGATTAAATTACTAATTCCGTTAATATCCGATTGCAAACCAATTATATGGCAACGACGAATTAACAACATAAGCGGGCGCGCCTTGTTGCACATAATTTGTTTTTACATTTATTCCCGTGTTTGTCGGTGTGTTTGTGCTTATTGTGCAAACTGTACCGATATTATTATCGCATGTGGTTGCAATTACGGAATATATATCGTTTGAAAAAGCAATCGGAAATGTAATTGTTTGCGCCGAATAATAATTAAAACCCCATTGCATGATTAAATTACTAATTTCGTTGTTTTCTTTCCAACTAAATTTCGCATATCCATTTTGCGCCAAAAGCGCTTCCACTTCGACTTTTTTGTCCAAAATTGCTTGACCGACCGCGTTCAAATCGTTCAAACTTTTGGACGTTTTTCCGTCCAAATTTGAAACAATTTCATTGATTGCGGAAACCAAATTCGCTTGTTGTTCGGTTGTCAAATTTGACAAATTTCCGATTGCGGAATCTATTTTGTTGTTGTTGTCGTTCAAATCGCGTTGAAAATCGAACGTGTCGTTTCCGTCCGTGTTCATATCGGTATTATACAAATTCAAGTTTGTTGTGTATGTTCCCATGCCTGTTATACTCCTATTTTAACGTCGCAATACTGATGTTTTTTGTATGTTTGCATTTCCGCTTTTGTTAATACATGATGTATTTCTTTTTTAAGCAAATATTTTATGACATACGCAAGCGGAATGTGTGCGGGTTTTACTTCTTCAATACTTGCCTTTAATGCGTCCAAATCCGACGGGATTCCATAAGACGCAACAAACGTCAATGTTATTTTTCCGCCGATAAAATCGACAACGATTTCGCCGTTTTTCCATGAATTACAAACGCGTTGCAATAATTCGACGTCGTTGTGATATTTTGACAACCATTTCGCCTGAATCTTTGAACGCCTGTCGCCGATTGTCTGATAACTTGCGGGAATAATTGCCAACATATTTTCCCACCACAAAACGCCGTCTTCGTCCAACGAATCAAAGAAAATGTTATCGTGAACGGCATTACAAAACGCAATTATTGAGTTCATGACGCTTGTTACTGCGCCCGTGAAATCGTTTACAAATTCGTCCGTCCTGTATGCCCTATTTATTAACGCGATTATGTCGTCTTTGATTGACATTGATTATTCCCCCGTTGTTACGGTTAAACTGTTCAAAACTGCTATTTCAACGCTTGCGTCGGAATCAACAAGCGGAATATTATTTGTTCCCGAATTAACCGTCAAATTATCATAATCAAGAACGCCGTCGGCTTTTAAGATACAAGCGCCGATTTTTGCATAACTGATATATGAATCAACAAAAACGGTTGATTTGAAATATGATTCGATTTGTTCTTCGATTGCGTCTTCGACTTCGGACAATGTCGCGCCGTCTTTCAACGTTACTTCGACCGCAATATTGATGTTTTTTGCGTCCGCGCTGACAACGGAAACATAAGCGCCGATATTTGCTTCGCCATATCCGCAACCCCAACCGTGTTTCGTGGTTGAAACATACGACCATTCGTTCGCGTCTGCGGTTGCAAGAACCGTTTTCAAATCATAGTTTGTATATATGACCGTCCCTTGCGCAACATTCCCCGCGCTATATGTTTGAACATAACCCGTCAATGTTCCGTTTGTTACTTCATAGCCAAACGGGTCAATATATCTTTGAACCGAATTGACAAGCGCATTGTCGGCGACTTCATTGTCGGAATTGATTAAAACAACTTTGACCGTGTTGTCCCCGTTCCATAACGGCTTGATTTTCGCGTCGCCAACGCCCGAAACTTCTTTCGCCCATTTTTTATAATGATAAATATTATTTGACGTGATTGGTTGTTGAATGTCTTCCAAATATCTTTCAATGATTGATTCTTTTGTTTCGGGGTCATATCCGCCCGTTAATGCGTTCGGGTTTGTTACGCTTGCAATTCCTGTTATTGATACGGGAATAACAACAATTGAATTTGCGGGGACATTCCCGTCCGCGCCCGCGTCAACCGCTTGAATTGAAATCGTTCCCGATTCGGTGATTGTTTTTGTTTCGGTTGCGACAAATTTCATGCCCGCTTCCGTCTGAAACAAATCGCCCGCCGTGATTGTTCCCGTTCCTGTTACATTCAAACTTCCCGTTGCATATGACGCAACGCGCGCAACAATTCCGCGCCTTTGATAAACAAACTTAACCAAATCATCATATTTGTAATTGTTCAAATCACCCATTGAACAAACATATTTCATCAAATCATATATTGCGTTAAATCCGCCGATTGCAATTGCGCGGGCATAGTCCCATGCAAAGAAACCGACGCTTTTTTGATATTTTGCGGGCAAATTTGATAATATGTCCGCCGTGATTTGTTCGTCTGATTTTTCAACGTTTAAGAACATGTTTATTCCCCTTTATTTCACAATATAAGAAACGTCGATTGTTTCCGTTATCAATTCGCCGTTAAATAATTCAACGCTCACATAAACTTTTAAGATTCTGCCGACTTTTTCCATATTGAAACTTGTTACGCGGTTAATCGCGGGACATAACGGCAACCCCTCGCGGATTTCCCGTTCGACTTCGGCTTCTTCATACCCGTTATTCAAGATTTTGCGCCCGAATAATTTTCGAATAGACGTTCCGAAATTCGTTCCGTTATAAATTTTATATGTGTTTTTGGGCGTCGTAACAAATAAAGTTATCCATTGACGAATCGCGTCAATATCTGTAACCAATTTCGGCGTTCCGTTTTCTATCGTCAAAGATTTTTTTTCAAATTCGATGTTCGGCGTCTTGCCTAACTCGGAACTTGTCGAAATAACTTTTTCGCGCGTTGATTGGATTTCATTTTCTGAATTTTCGCTTATTGTCGGAAACATTATTCGCCCTCATCATAAAACTTGTAATCATCTTCAAGAACTTTGTCGATTAAAATATAACGGTCTTTTTGTTCCAAACTTGCAAGCAAAACAAAGTCGCCGACTTGCAAATCACATTTCAAAGTCAACAATTCGTCCCGTACTCCCGAAATCGCGTCCGCAAGATACGAAATCGCATTCGGCATTTGACAAGACGCGCCCCCGTTTGAATGTGTTTCCGTAACATTTTTCGCATTGGTTAAATTTGTGCTAACATCTGACGACAAAACGCCCGTTTTGTCTATATTGCAACGGAAACGAAACCATTCCGAAATCAACAATTCTTCATTTTCGGTCAAAAATATTTTTGATTCCGAATAAGAAACAATAATTTTTGGCGATATTTGTTCAACCCGCGCAATAATTCCGCTTTTAAGGTCTGACGGGTTGTCGCGGTCTTTTAATTCGCCCGCCAATACTTTGAAAAAGTCTTTTTGTTCTTCGCCGATTCCCATGCCTGTTATATCCTTTATTCGTACATTTGCAAATCAACGGCGACATGTTCAACATTCCCGTCAATATTATGTCTTGATGATTTTATTAAGAAATTACCTTTGACGCCGATTTCTTCGCAATCAATCGGCATTATAACGCCTTTGTGCATTCTGTAATCGCCCAACATCGACATTGATATTGACTTCGACAATTTGTTCAATGTCTTCAATTTGTCGCCCGCGATTTTATCAAGGTTATTTGATTTTGATGTGTCGATTGTTTCGACTTCTTGCAATAAACCGTATTTGCTGATTGATTCGGCGTCTTCAACAACAACGCGTTTTTGACTTTTTTCCGAATCGTCCGCCAAAATGACGCGGTTTCTTAATTCTTGCATTGAAACTTTGACCGACGGCGAATTGATTGTCTTTTGCGACGCAACGGCAAATATTCCCATTTCCCCCGTCAAATCGACAATCGTTTCATACGGCAAAACCTCGAATTTTCCGCGCGCGCATGTGTAATATACATCTTTTATACAACCTTTTGAAACGGCGTATTTTATCAACTGCGCCAAAACTTCGGACAACTTTTTGTCCTTAAATATTTCCGTTACGGTTGCGGACATTTCGGGAATATCTCCGACGGGGATTGAATAATTTTCGCATAACTTTTTTATAGCGTCGGAAATTTTTATCTTTTTTAATTGCTCGATAATTTCGTTTTGGTTGATATAGAATCC